TACAAAGTTCCCGAATGTATCTAGTGAGAACATGATGCTGTTTGACAAGGCTCGTGTACTTGCGGATGAAAGCACAGGCTTCCCATCCTTTGCACATGGACAGACAGGTGTATCAGGAGTAGGTAGAACAGCTTCTGGTATATCCATGTTAATGAATGCCGCAGCAGGTGGTACAAAAACTGTTATTAAGAATGTAGATGATTATCTATTACGTCCTCTAGGAGAAGGGCTGTTTAGATTTAATATGCAGTTTGATTTTGACCCACAAATAAAAGGTGACTTAGAAGTAAGAGCAAGAGGTACTGAAAGTCTTATGGCTAATGAAGTACGTAGTCAGAGACTGATGCAGTTCTTACAAGTTGCAAGTAATCCAGCACTTGCACCGTTTGCTAAGTTCCAATACATTATCCGTGAGATTGCAAAGTCTATGGAGTTAGACCCCGACAAAGTTACCAACAATATGGATGAAGCCGCTATTCAAGCAGAACTGATGAAAGGCTTCCAACAAGAACAACCACAACCGCCAGAGGCTCAAGCTAATCCGCTAGACCCAACTGGTGCAGGTGGGGGTAACATAGGAACAGGTCAAGTACCAGTTCCGGGTGAACAAGGATTTAGTGCAAATGGACAGACAGCAAATACTCAGCAAACTCAAGCCCCTAGTGAACAACAACCGCCAGTGGGAAGCGTTCAGTGATTACGTTGATTCTATAATAGAACAACACCAAAAAGTGCTAGAGCAAACAGATGATGCAGTTTTAGTACACAGACAACAAGGTGCGATAGCCGTACTACGAAAACTTAAATATCTAAGGAATGAAGTAAATGGCACTTGAAAAACAAATGGAAATGTTTGAAGATGGTGGTCTTATGGACGAAGGTGGAACAATAGACCCTATATCAGGCAATGATGTACCAGCAGGTTCTACGCAAGAAGAAGTAAGAGATGACATACCTGCACAATTAAGCGAGGGTGAGTTTGTATTTCCTGCTGACGTAGTACGATACATTGGTCTTGAAAAACTTATGCAGATGCGACAAGAAGCTAAGATGGGTTTGACTATGATGGATAAGATGGGTCAGATGGGTAATAGCGAAGAAGCTGTTGTACCAGATGACATACCATTTGAATTATCAGACCTTGACATGGATGATGAAATAGAGTATAATAATGACACAGTAGAAATGGCAACAGGTGGATTGACAGGACCTGCTACTGGTATTGCAGGGTTTGTACCTTCACAAGTACCTGCTACATCTTTTGTTCAACAGCCACAAGCACCTGTTACAACTACAGTGCAACAACAGCCTACGCAAGCAACAACACCTATTGCTCCAACTTATACCCCAGCTACACAACAGGCAGTACCTACATTTACTCCTGAACAGATGCAAGATGTATCATATCCGGGTGTAGTACAGACACCAGAATCAGCACCACAATTAGTTGAGATAGTTAATCCAGATACAGGAGAACGTAGAAGTATAACGTACATTCCCGGTGTAACACAGTTACCTGAAGGTTTTATATTAGCCAGTGAATACACTGCACCTGATGCACAAGCAACATCTGTAACACCTACTCTTGGTCAGGCAAGTGTAAGGGATGATGATGGTGGTCAAACAGATGACGAAAAATTAAAAATGAGAAAAGATAAACGTAGAGTAGACGCAGCTGCATCTTTATATAATGAATTTACTACTCCTGCAAATCCATTTTCTTTTTCAACAGCATTAGGAAAATTAGAACCGGGAACTAGAACAGCAACAGGATATATTATAGGTGACAACGGAGAATATTTAGACCCACTTACAGGGGGTTTAGCATTTTTTGGTTCTGATGCTAGAAAATATGCGTTAAATCCAGAAGACACGCCTGATTTAGATTTATCTAAAGAAGGTGGAATAAATCAGAAATTTTATAACGTATACACGAGTATGTTTGACGAAGGAAGAGAAGAAGCATTAAAACGTCAAAGAGAAGAAAGACTACTAAACCCAGAAGAATATGCTAGAAAAAGAGCATTCAAAGAAGTTGAAGGTGATAAAAAAGCACAACTAAAAGATACGGCTTCATTAAGTGCGGTAAGACAAGCCCAAAAAACGGCACAAAGTAAAAAAACTAAGGAAAAGAAAAAATCAGATACAGCTAAATTACGTAAAGCAACTGAAAAAGCGCAAAGTAAAAAATCTGCTTCTGAAAGAGAAGACACTCAAAAAGCTATAGAGAGAGCGCAAAGGGCTACAGCAAGTATAATGCGTGATAAAGAAAGAGAATACAACTCAGGCGGTTTAGCATCAAAGCCTGAACCAAAGCCTAAACAGATGAGGTCAGGTGGATTAGCCTCTAAAAAATAATCCACATTAACTGGCTACCTAACTCCCCACCCGACAGTGGCTACGGTTAGCCCCAGCACAGGAGACAGTATATGTCTGACACAATCATGGCTGAAGAAATGCAGCCACAAAAGAAAGCAGCATTTGTATCTAAGCCTTATTCGCAAGAAGAAAAGATAAAGCGTGATGAGGAAGAATTAGAGCAATTGCTTAAAGAACAGAAGGGTGAAGTAGAACAAGAAGCTAGTGAGCCTGAAGAAGCAGAACCTACTAACGCAGAAGAAAAAACTTTTAAGAAAAGATACTCTGACTTACGTAGGCATCAGCAAAAACAAGCTGAAGAATTTAAAACAGAACTGGAAAGTTTAAAACGCCAGTTATCTGAAGCTACTAAAAAAGAAATGAAGTTGCCTAAGTCCGATGAGGACATTGAAAAATGGGCAGCAGAATATCCTGACGTAGCAGCAATAGTAGAAACAATTGCTATGAAGAAAGCTAGAGAACAATCTAGTGACTTAGAAGAAAGATTGAAAGCAATTGATGAGATGCAACTTTCGGCTACGAAGGAGAAAGCAGAAGCCGAATTGATGAGAATACATCCTGACTTTGGTGACATCAGAGACAGTGATGACTTTCACGAGTGGGCAGAAGAACAACCTAAATGGGTGCAGGAGGCACTATACGAGAATGACAACGATGCAAAATCTGCCGCACGAGCAATTGACTTATACAAGTCAGATAGAAATATTAGCAAAGCAAAACCAAGCAAGAATGCTAAAGGTGCTGCTGAAGCGATTAGCACGAAAAATACGAGGTCTAAGCCACAAGAGAATGAGGCTTCTACCTATCTAAGAGAATCTGATGTCCAAAAGATGTCGGCACAAGAATATGAGAAACAGTCAGACGAGATTATGGAAGCCATAAGGTCTGGCAAATTCATATATGATTTATCTGGTTCAGCTAGATAAAAAACTGTTGACAAAGATATATTTATAAGTATAACTATAGTCAACACGTGTAGATGGAATAGCTATCTGTCTACACAAATTCCAGCAAACGAACAAAGTCTTCGGATTACCTGATGAATTTGGCCTGTTGAAAGTTTAGGCGGCCACCTTTACTGAATGCACACCCAATGAAGTTAGCCTCTAATAGTCTTGTGAGTTTGTATCTGTAACAATGCTAATAACTTAGGAGAACATATCATGGCATTTACATCCGCAGCCGGGTATGGTAATCTTCCTAACGGTAATTTTAGCCCAGTTATTTACAGCAAACAGGTACAACTTGCTTTCCGCAAGTCTGCCGTTGCTGAAGCAATTTCAAACTCCGATTACTTCGGTGAGATTGCTAACATGGGTGATTCCGTTAAGATTATCAAAGAACCCGAAATCTCAGTTCAGGCTTATGCACGTGGCACACAAATCACTGCACAAGACCTAGACGATGAAGACTTCAGCCTAACAATTGACAAAGCTAACTACTTTGCATTTAAGGTTGATGACATTGAAGAAGCACATTCACATGTGAACTTCCAATCACTAGCATCTGACCGTGCGGCATACCGTTTGGCTGACCAGTTTGACCAAGACGTTCTTGGCTACTTGTCAGGTTTCAAGCAGTCTGCTTTACATGCAAATGCTGACACAGCCAATGACGTTGTAAACGGTTCAAAAGCTGTAACAACTGCTGGTTCTGACGAACTACTTGCAACTATGAAGCTAGACGCTACAGACTTTGCAGGAACAGGCGTAGCTGGACAGAGTATCTCTATCCTTCCACGTACTGGTGCTGGTGCTGTACCTACAGGTGATGGTGAAGCAAACCCATTACAGGTTATTGCACGTATGTCACGTTTGCTAGACCAACAGAATGTTGACACAACAGGTCGTTGGATGGTCGTTGACCCAGTATTTATTGAAGTTCTAAAGGACGAAGATTCACGTCTTCTAAATGCAGACTTCGGTGGTTCTGGATTGCAGAACGGTCTTGTTTTAAATAACTTGCATGGTTTCCGCATTTATCAATCTAACAACCTTCCATCAGTTGGAACAGGTTCATCCACAACAGGTGGTATGAATGCATCTAACTACGGTGTGATTGTTGCTGGACATGATTCCGCTGTTGCTACTGCAGAGCAAATCAACAAGACTGAAACATATCGTGACCCTGACAGCTTTGCTGACATTGTACGTGGTATGCACTTGTATGGTCGCAAGATTCTTCGTCCTGAAGGTCTTGTAAACGCAATTTACAACTTGGCATAAGGAGGGTTAGAAAATGGCTGCAACAACAACAGCGTTGGCAACAACCAATACAAATCATGGTCCTACTTATGGCGTAAATTCACGTGTAAAGTCTTACCTAGTAGAGCAGACTATTGACTTCTCAAACCAAAATATTGATGCTAATGGTAGTACCATTGAATGTGTTGATATTCCTGCAAACTGCGTTTGTTTGTTTGCTGGTATTGAAGTTGTAACTGCTCTAACTAATACTGCTTCAGACGCTACTGTAGATTTAGGTATCTCTGGTGGTGATGAAAATGGTTGGGTAGATGGTTTTGACATTGATGGTGCTTCTGCAGGTACATACGCAACTGTACTTGTAGCAACTGCAAATCCACAAGTAGTGGATGCAGCTGCACCGTTGAAACTTACTTTTGCAGGTACTGCTGGTACGATTAGCGCAGGTGTGCTACGTATATTTGCAGTAGTCATGCCTGTCGGTAGTTTAGATAAAGCTACTGAAGTAGACAGAGACACACTTGCTTAATTAACATAAGGGGGCAGGGTGACTTGCCCCTTTACACTTAACATTTTATATGGAGAAAATAAATGGCTATTACAACTGCAATGTGCAATAGTTTTAAGCAAGAGTTACTTGGCGGTTTACACGATTTAGATACCGATTCAATTAAACTTGCGCTTATTAAAGAATCCCCAAGTGGTACATATGATGCTTCAACAACTAACTATTCAGATGTAACTGGTAACTCAGACGAGGCATCAGGTACAGGATATAGTGCTGGTGGTCAAGCATTAGGTAGTGCAACAATTTCACTGTCAGGCTCAACTGCTATTGTTGACTTTGCTGATGAAGTATTTTCAGATGTAACAGTATCTGCTGATGGTTGTATTATTTATAACACTGCCAACTCAAATTCAGCTATTGCTGTTATAGATTTTGGTGGAACAGTTAGTGCTACTGCTGGTGACTTAACTATTGAATTTCCTGCCGCTGGTGCTTCTACTGCTATTATTCGTATAGCATAAGGAGTAATACGGTATGTCCGTTACTATAAATCAAGCTAACTATGGTAGTGCGGTTTACGGTACGGCTAAATATGGTTTATTCTTTGTTACCATAAATAACGGTGTATCAGCAACGGGTGCTGTAGAATCTGTCAGTATTGGTGGATTTGAAGTTGATATATCAGAGGCATTAAACAGCGTAAGTGCTACTGGTGCTGTAGGTACTGTTACAGCAACAGGTAAAGCTACAACAACATTAACAGGTGTGAGTGCTACTAGTGCAGTAAACACTGTAACTGCTACAGGTAAAGCTACAACCACGTTAACGGGTGTAACATCTACAGGAGCAGTTGGCACATTTACAATTGCTAACACTGTTAGTCCTTCAGGTGTATCAGCTACAGGTGCTGTTGGTACTGTAGAAGACAAACCAACTGAAATATTAACAGGCGTAAGTGCTACTGGTGGTATCGGTACATTTACAATAGCTAATACAGTAGGTCCTGATGGAATTGTAGGTACAACAAATACACCTGCTGTTCAACCTAATGTAACAGAGATTATAGCAACAGGTGTAGATGCTAACGCTATACTAGGCACAATAGATGTTACTAGTGGTATACGTAAGTTAATAGGTAGTGTAAGTGCTACAGGCACTATCGGAACACTCACTGTTAACATTACAGAAATAATATCTGGCGTATTTGCTACTGGTTCTACAAATACTGTTAATATAGGAAATAGTGTCACTTTAACTGGTGTTACGGCAACAGGTGAAGTTGGTACAGTAGAAGATAAACCTACTGAGATATTAGATAGTGTATCAGCTACAGGTAGTATTGGTACAGTAGCAATATCAAATACCGTAGAACTAGATGGTGCTTTAGGTACAACTAATACTCCGTCACTACAACCAAATATAACAGAAATACTTACAGGCGTAAGTGGTACAGCATCTACTAATAGTGTAAATATTAGATTTGGTGTAACACAAATAGTAGATGGCGTAAGTGCTACAGGTGCAATTGAACCTGTAACTGTTGGTGGTTTTGAAGTTGATATTACAGAAATAATAACTACTGGAGTATCAGCTACAAGTGCGCTAGGAACTATACAAGAAAATTTAACAGCTAAACCTGCTGGTGTAAGTGCCACAGCTTCAGTAGGAACTACACAAGAAAACATAATAGAAAACCTACCTACTCAGGTAATAACAGGTTCAGCAGGTAGCGTAGGCGTAGGTGTAACACCAACAATTGTAGGTGTAAGTGCTACATCAAATGTAGGCATAATTGAAGCAAGAACACTAGAAGCATTAGAATCTGTATCTGCTACAATTTCTGTTGGTTCTGTAACAACTACTACTTCTGCTGGTTTAGAAGGTGTAGAGGCTACTGGTGGTGTAGGCACACTAGCTTTAAGTTTTGATAAAGTAATAGCAAGTGTTGATGCTACAGGTGCTATAGGCACACTACAAGTTAATGTTAAGAAAATACTTGATAGTGTTTCAGCTACTATTGATGAAGGCATAGTTACAGCAACAGGCGTAGCATTTGACTTTGAAGCTGTAAAAGAATTATATGACAGAAGCAGAACAGTTTATGTTGAAGGTTTCACACAGGCATCCTCAGAAAGAACTGTGTACGTACAAAGAGAAATAAGAAAAGTTTATGTAGAGCGAGTATCTACATCAGCAGAACGAAGAGCAAGAGCCTCAAAAGCGGCATAGGAGATATGGATGTCATTTCGTTGGCCTGTTAAAGACCCAGATGAAACATTAGATTATAGTATAGATTGGTCAAGGTTTCTTGGAAGCAATACAATTGATACTATTGTCTGGTCTGTACAAACATCTGAAATAGGTAAAACTACATTAGCATCAGGTCAAACCTTGACTACTGCTTCGGGTAGTGCTGTTACAGACGATATACAAAATGTATCTCAAACTAATACAACCACTGTTGCTACAATAAATGTAGGTGGTGGTGTATTGAATAGAGAATACATCTTTACTTGTACAATGACAGATAATACAGCTAGTGTTGCAGAACGTACCGTTAAACTTGTAATAAGAGAAAAATAATGGCATATGAATTTCTTGAACTTGTAAATGAAATCAACAGGCGTGTAAACGAAGTTGAGTTGACTTCAAGTAACTTTGCTAGTGCTACAGGTTTTTATGCACACAGTAAGGATGCTGTCAATGCCGCAATCAGATATATTAATCAGTCAGAATATAGTTGGCCTTTTAATCACGTAGAGCAGGAAGATGTTCTTTCATCAGCCGTAAGCAGATATGCTTTTCCTCATGATTCAAAAGTAATAGACTTTAATAGTTTCCGAATAAAAGAAAGTTCTACATTAGGCAACAGTACACAAAGACTT